CTTGAACTGGTGGAAATCACTGTTTTCCATGTACAGGTTCTGGTTTGCTTTGTCCTAGGTTGGTAACTACCTAGAAAGCGTGTTTATAGTCGGTAAGCGACACATTATAAAGCGTAATCTAAACGTCCGGTGAGTTCTACTCCCAGCAATACTCGTAGCAAAGAGAAGGGTATCCATGAAAAGGGGAACGGGGTCAGACTAGCTGCAATTAAATTTGTGTCTATCTAAAACTTGACATACCCAAGTACCGTGATTAACAATGACGGAATGATGTGTGTGCGGAGATTTGAAACCTCCTTGAAACACATCCTTGATTTTCCTTAGTTAATCCTCTCTAGGACGAACCCGCGTATCTTGCCTAAAGCTAAATTGCAGGGACGCATTTTAAGAGAAAAACCATCTATGCGTAATACGGTCAGTAGCTCTCAAAGCGACCTGCTGCACTCGGAAACTCGCTCAAGATTGGTGGAGAACTTCAAGTCTCTGTGGGAGTCGGCTTATGGTAACGCCGATACCCCCCCGGAACTTAATGAGGTTCTCCCTCTTGATTCGCCATTAAATCCATTGACACGGCCGATTATTCAGATCGGTCCCAATGTGTCAACGTCGACTGTCTCTAAGGCGGCTTCGTTGTTTCTCTTTCGGAAGTGTTTTCCGAGCCCAGCAGGTAGCAAGGTTCCTAGCTATTTGCAAAAACTGGCGACCGATTCATCCTTCAATGAGGATTTCGGTAAGGCGGCAGTGCATGCAATTGCCACCCTCTTTCCAAGAGGGTGGGATAAGGATTGGCAGCAGTATTGTCGTCTCTGGGCTGTTCGAGAATCATCTTGCACGGAACTCGGTCAAAAGGCCGGGGGCTGTCGAGAGTACATTCGACAAACGTACGGTGCTGAAGAGTTTCGAAGGAGACTTTTGAGTACTGATGAGCCTTTACCACGTATAGGGTTCATGAGGAAGGTCGTAGAAGTGGAAGACGGGGGAAAGAAAAGAATTGTCACCGTTGCCAGCGGTGATATGGCTTTTTTAGCTCCTTTACATCACATGATACAAGACCGGCTCGTGCGTTTTGGCGGTGTACTTAGGGGGGATGCTGATCCCGCATCCCTCGCAGGTATGGTTCGAGGCCTGGATAAAAGTGAGGTCGTAGTCTCGGGCGACTATGAATCCGCGACGGACAATTTTCAAGTCCGTCACTCACGCCTGCTTCTGGAATTAATCCGGTTGCAGTCCGATGGTATCCCTGATGGCTGGTGGTCCGAGGCATTGCATTCTTTAACCGGAATGCTTGTTGAGGCAGATGGAAGTGTTCACTTTCAGACCAATGGCCAGATGATGGGCAACTACCTATCCTTCCCCCTCCTTTGCTTGACCAACTTAATGACCATACACGTTGCTTTTGGTACAATGAATGCCGAAACTATGGTTAAGGAAGGTAAAGTGAAGATAAATGGGGACGACATCGTCTTCCGGTGTCTAGCACGTGAAGTGGAGGGGTGGAAAAGAGCAGTGGCCGCTTGCGGTCTCACACTCTCAGAAGGGAAAACTTTGGTACATAAAAGGTTCTTTTCGCTAAATTCCACATTCTTTCGTTCTGATCATAGAGGTGTCTACCTCGTTCCGGTTATCCGAAGTGCGTCCGTCCTACGTCGTGACCTGGGGGATTTCGATTCCCTGGTTGCGCGCGTGGGCAGTACAGTACAAGGATGGCGGGGGCGGGCGCGAGATCGTCTCTTAGGCGCGTGCTGGCGGCGGTTTGCGGTTCCGTTGGGAGTGGTAGGTAGTAGAGGCGGATGGGGTGGCTCATTAATGATCCATTCCAGACCGACTAACCATCGTTCTCTCGAGAATGCGGGCCACAGGTTCGTGCAGCGAGAGTTCGTAACCCAAGATCCCGTCCTCAGGCACTATCGTGATGCCAGAACCCACGCAAAGGTGGGGGGAGGAGCGACACGGGATCAAGGAGGCCATCCAGATATTTCAGCACACCCAAGCTGGCGTACGGCGTTGTCAAAAGACTACGACTCGCCTACAAAGGATCTTGTTACACGGATGTTCCAAGATTGGTGTGTGAAGTTAACCTGGTATGGAGAACGAAGAGAGAGGTTCAATGTTACTCGAGCTACCCCTAGCAGTCCCTACTTCCGTGAATCTTTAGTCCGCGATCGGTTATTGTTCGTGACCGACGAGGATCTAAGGAAGTTTGGGCCAACCAGGGTTGCCAGTAAGGAGGTGAGTGCTCGATTGAGGAAGGGGGTATTCCGGGAAGAAGATTCATTCATGATACCTGATGAGTCTTTCTTCTTGGATAACCTAAGAATCGAGAGAGAACCATTGATGTGGAGGGGGAGGCGCGAAGAAAACGATAACCGTGAGGATACATCCAGTGTTTCTCAGCTACGGCTACCCGAGAAAGGGAACGAAATCGGTCGGAACGCGTCTGCTCCTGGCAGTGATGTGTACGAGCCAGTAGAAGGGGGTGGTATTATATTAAAATGGGTAAACGAAGCACGCCGCAAATCGCTATCGAAGCGAGCTAGCAAATGAGCGTTAGTAACCCAAACCACACCTGGGCGAAGTAGATGTTGCCGGGGACAATGCCAGTATAAGGACCTGGGTGGAGACTCTCTGAGTCACCCTTGTCTGGGCTAAAAGTTCCTAAATGGTTCAACCATGGAGGAGGGAGAAGTACGAGTAGGCCAATGCGAAAAGTGATACCCAGCCAAAGGGCCTGGGCGGTTCTCTTTCAATGACCCTAACCATGAGCCGTCCTGGGGGTGAGTAGCTTCGGTGAAGCCTCCGGGATTGCTGGTTTGTCCTCACGGTGAAAGTCCGTGCTTGGCTTGGAAAGCAAGGAGCTGTAAGAGGGGAGAGAGATGAGCTTGTCTGGGCTTCACCAGCCTCAGTCACTTATTCGGAGAGGTTCCAATCATCTAGACTTAATTGCGGTCGAAAACTGCAAGGCACAGGTTCCAACCACACACGTGTCCGTCAACCGGGTTTAACTCCTG